TTTTGCTTTTAGTGATAGCTTTATTAGCAGCAGCAGCTACAGCATTTATTATATTCATGATTACAATGATATGGAATATGTTATCAGGTATCAAGATACCGAAGATAAAGATTCCAGAAAAGAAACAAGAAGTAAGGAGGGACGAGATAGTGAGTAAAGAAGCAAGAGAAGGAGTTACATTCAACGACATTTTTATGTTTATGATAGCTGTACCTTTAGTTTTACTCTGGGTTGGTTTTGCAGGATATGTGATTTTTCACGGATTACAAGACCAAACTGTTCTACAACAAATTGAAGGATATACAACATTGATAGCTATTCTAGGAGGGCCAGCCCTTCTGATTATCAAAGATGCTCTGGATGTCTGGAAACAAGAACAAGCAGAGAAAACAGCATTTTATAAAATCAAAGCACAAGCAGTTATTGATTACAATGATGCTGCACAAAGGCAAGCACAGCAAATTGAATCTACTCAACAAGCACACGAACACGGGTTGGAAATGCCTGTAGTCAAAGGTAAGAAGAAATAAGGAGGAATAAATGGCAAATTACGATGTAAGTGATTTTACAGAACAAGCA